CTGCCGCTCCGATTAACATTGCCTCGCCTACGCCACCACCAGCCATAATTGGCCTCCTATTACTAAGATTATGTTGAAGTTTATCATGTCATTGCCTTTTAAACCACTGTTCCAGCAGCGTTAATCCAGTTTGTTCCGGTCCAATAAATAGGCCTATTAAGGGTAGTATCAAAGTAAAACAGCCCAATAGGTAGTGACACTTCTGCACTTGTTACAGGGCGATTTGCCGTAGTTCCAGATGTTGGAACCAATATGCTTTGGGTAAAATTATCAATTTGGCTAAAGTAAAGGCGCAAAGCGTTATTAAGCTGGTCAGCATACCGTTGCTGGTACTGATCTGGGGCAACCAATAAGTTTGGGGATATAGTTGGGCGTATAACGCCTGTCTTCTTAATGCTCATCTTCTGCCGTCCTGTTTGATGTCGATACGGGGTGTGCCTAGCTGCCAAGTCACTCCAAGGGTATTTGACTCAATCCTAAATGCCATCTGCCGTGCTCTTAGGCGGGTATATACCTGGCCTGTAAACTCCTGGATTGGATACTGACGTGCTAATGAGTAGTCATCGCTACTCTTTACAGCAGGGTTATCAGCAGCGCCGTATGCAGCACCTGAGTTTTGGCGAGGTCTGAGGGTCATCGTAACTGACGGCTGGTTTACGTTAGATCCGTTAAAGTTAATATCTGGCAGTAAACGCCATACAAAACCAAAGTTATGCCCGTCACCAATATCAAAGTCAGAAGACTGGATAAACGCATTAATTGCCCGTGGTGTATCGGTAGAAGCGTCATCTACGCCAACTTCATGGGTTATTAAAGTACCTGAGTTTTCAGTACCAAAAGCGGCTATTGGACCTTGTTGCAGTGCACTATCTAACCAATACGTACGACTTAACGTACCGTAGTACCAGACCTGATCTAGGTAGTTATAGATAACGTACTTATCCACTACAGGCGGACGGCTTGCGGACGTTGCTGCAGCAACTTCTTCATTAGATACGTAGTACCACCAGACCTCATTAAAGCCTTCGTTTGATCCAGAAACGACTTGTTCCTTTTGGCCAAGTGCAATGTCTTGGAATATATATTGGCGCAATGAACAAGGTAAGGTTTCTACACGACCTGAGTAAATATAGAACTTATCTATACCCATCCAATACGCAATGTTATTGGCAATAATGGCGGCGTTAGGACTCATAATCGAGATATTGTCCATTAACAACTGGAAGCCCCAAACAAAAGGAGGTCCTAAGTACTGCATAGAATAGATAGCCGTATCCGTCCAAATGTTAATCTCTTGACGGTTTTTCTTAGCCTGTATGATGCTTGATCCGTTTGTCAACCGTTGTGAGCCAGCCTGCGTAGTAGCCGTTGGGGTCCACACCAAAAGATCTTCTTGGTCAGACCAGCGCACCACCATAGGGTCAAAAGTTGCTGAGCCAAATTCATTACACCCCATGCAGATTGCAAAACGAGATACGTCCGATACGATAATTTGATTGGTTGCTGTAAGCGGAACATCGGTTTGGTACTGCGCTGGAGATGAATCGTCATTAAGTCTTATTGCTCTTGGAAATGCGGGTACGTTGTTAATCCAATAATAAATAGGGCCACCCCGTACTGCTAACAATAAATCTTGTCCCCAGTTATCGTGCGTCCACAGGCGTAACTGCAAACTAAGGCCTACGCCAGCACCAATCGTGGCATTACCCCATCCTGTAGTACCTAAATAGGTAAGCACTCCAAATACAGTAGGCGCTACTGGTGTAGCCGCAGTTGGTCTGTAGCCGTGTTGCGCTACGGTAGATTGGCTAAATTGATTTACAGCTGCACTAATTGAATGAGAGGCTGCGGCAGTACCGAATTTACCCCTAGTACAACCAGTAAGCGTGTTTCCTGTAATGCCAGTATAGGTAATAAACTCATTGTCTATTTTAATTGTGGCAAACCCCCCCGTAAGAGGAACGAAGAAATTAGTAGCACTTGCTAATGGTATTGAGGCATCTCCACTGTTAATAGCAGCAGCCAAAGTACTAGCCGGATAAGTTGCACCGGGAGATAAATACGGTATACCCCTAATACAACCAGTAAAGCTACTAGATGTTATGCCGGAGTAGCTAATTAATTCTGAATCAATAATTATTGTGCCAGACGCTGGAAATCCATCAGTGCCATTTGCATTGACATTAATTGTAGTAGACACATCATTAAGCAACACCCATGGGGTTGCACCAGAGGTATAGGTAAGTGTTGCACTATAAGTTGTTGCTACGTTAGTGCCGTTCCAAACGCCAGAGCCAAATCCATTACCAACCGTATTAGCTGGAAGACCTGGCCCTATTTGATAGGTAGCGGTTACTGTACCGCCGCCGGTTCCGCTTGCATCAGGTGTAGCGCCTGCAGGTAATGTAATTTGATAAGTTGTGCTGTTAATAATTTGCGTTATTTGGAACTCAGTATTAAGGTTAGCAGCTGTTAAATTGTTAAATCCTGTAGCACCTGAGAACGTAACAAACTGCCCAACGCTGAATCCTGGATAACTAACATCAACTACGTTGACTGTCTGCAGTCCTGTAGTAGTCCTAAATGGATTTGATAGACTAGAAGTCGTGACTATTGGTGTTATATCATAGTAGATGCCTAAGCCGCGGTTAATATAATACTTAAGGTGCGTTCCAAGACCAATTAAGTTATCGTTACCTAAATTTAGCCAATTAATCATGGCACGGCACAAACCCCTAAAGGTTCTACCTGGAGTTGCCCTAACCCAGCCGCCTATTTTTTCTGGTAATCCAGAGCGAAAACGGATCTTATCGCCAGCATAATAACCACCCTCGTTAGAGTAGTCAGTACCTTCTCGATTTACGCCTGGTCTAAACAGAAGTTTTTGTAACATACGGGTTTACCCTAACATCTTAAGTGCGGCATCTTTTACTTCAGCAACACGTCTTGACCAGCCTTTGCCGAAGGTTTCAAAGGTCTTAAGTGATTGTAAGAACTCTAGGCGTTTAGCGCAATACAGTTCTATTAGTCTGTTTGGGTCTTCTTCCGCTTTTTCTACGGCAGCCATAGTAGCAGGCCCAAAACCACCATCAGCAGTAACGCCGACACAGCTTTGCAAAAACTTAATAGCCCGTCCTGGCCCTGAATTAACAGCAACGTCAAAAACGCAGTAGTCAACACCAGCCACAAGATCATCAGCTCGGATAGCATCCCAGTATTTCCTTTTATATAGCGGCGCAACCGTTTCAGGGGTTAGGGCGCGCATCTGCTTTTCATCTACCTCATGTCCAACCCATTCTTCCCAGACCCGTTTAGTAACGCCAAGGTTAGTCATGCCGCCTGGATCTTGCGGATGGTTTACAAAGCCGCCCTCATGGGCAAGCATTTTGGCTAAGCACAGTTCAAAATTACTTTGCATCTTGCTTCTCTTTCGCTCTCATATCCATAATCTTCTCTAGCGTACGCCCGCCAAAATAGAACGACATAATTAACATACCCCACTGACCTAATAGTTCTACGTAGGCTTTATTGGTATCTAAGTCAAACGCCGACATCATGGCAAACACGAAGTAACCGCCAAGAATAAAGATCAAAGTCATAGGACGAATGTTTTTAGACAACCAGCTGTCGCTGTTCATGTCGGCTTGAAGCCTTGCAGTTAATTCATGTTGCTCTGCAGCATCAGCATTAATCTTAGCAAGTTCGCCGTTTTGCTGCATCTCAAGCAACTTGAGCTTAGCCTGTTCAGCCTGCGCTGGATCAGGGAATATTTTGTCTAATATCTTGCCGCCAATGTCAAGTAGTGCGCCTAATGGAAACATTTAAAAAACTCCTAAAATAAATTTCAACCACAGGGTTACAATTAATGCTGCAACAAAACAATAGAATTGCACCCGCCTTACTGCCTTTAAATCATGCTGGAACTCTTCGTTGTTCTTGCGTTCCATGTTCTCTATATCCAATTTAATCTTAAGCAATGCGTCCCACTCTTTAGCGCCGTACTGCTTTACAAACTTAATCTTTAAGTCAGCCTCCTCATCGGAGATTTGCTTCTTTCGCTTCCATTCTTCAAGCGCTTTAACCAGCGCCCGTTCCTTTCTAAACTCTGCTTCTCGTCTTGCCCGTATTCGCTCTTGCGCTTGCTGCTGGGCTACATCTACTGCATCTTTCTGTATGTTCTCAATCTGCTTGCTAACAGACTTACCTGCTTCACGAGCAGAATCAAAGCCTGAACTAAGGCCCTTTACACCCTCTGTTAAACCGAGTAGATCGGACATAACGCACTTTTATTTCACCTATGATGCTTTAGATTCTAACTCTGCAACACGTTTACGCAGAGACTGAAGTTCCGCAACCATCAAAGCAATCATCTCTGGCGTAGAAGCATCTATTGCTTGGTATTTTGGGTTGCCGTCTTCGTCTACTTTGTTTGGCTCACCTGTAACCGCGCCTGGAACAATTTGCTGCAGCTCGTCTGCAATAAATCCTTTTGTCTGTTGTTGTGTTGCATTCCAAGTAAATGCTCTTGGTTTGAGTGCATCAATAACAGAACCAGAGTCTGTCAAGTCAACAATATTTGACTTAAGCCTTCTATCGGAAAAAGTGTTATACGCTGTGTTAGTGCTATTTGTAGTAATAGAACCAACAAAAGTTCCATTATTTTGAAATATCATAGCGCCACCAGAACCACCTGTTGAGTTAATGGCTATACCATTACCGCTAGACCCAGTAGTGGTAAAAAAACCTACACTTTGATTTGGTTGACCTGTTACATCTAAATTAAAGTTTGCTCCAGCTCCACCACCGGATGTACCAATAAGAGCTCTACCAGTTGCGGCAAAATTAAGGGCGCCAATCCCATTAACGGTAACTTTACCGGCATTGACATTGCTTACAACAAACTGCATTTCTCCGCCGTTATCGAATATAGACATATTACCGCTGCTGCCGTAAAAAACTCTTGGTGTTGTTACAGATGTTGAAAATGTTGGGTTTGCAGCAATACTAATTTGGGGCGTTGAACCACCAGAAGAAGCTAAAGGAGAAAGTGCGGTTACGCTTGTTACGCCAGAAGCTGCTGCAGGAGTTTGAAATGACGGATTAGCGCCAGCACCGTTACTTGTTAATACTTGCCCAGAGGTTCCTTGGGCTAAAACAGTCATATCAAGAATACCATTACCAACTAACAAAGACCCAATAGGTATGGTTGATAAACCTGTACCACCATTAGGTACTTGAACTTCCCCTGAAATTTGCGTTGTAGCAGTGCCGCCAACACCTACAGATGCTTGCGTTGTTAAGTTAGAAGTACCGCCAGGCGAAATTACAAAGCCAGCTGTAAATGTAGTTGCGCCTGTACCACCAGCCGCTACGCTTAAAGTACCTACGCTGGGTGATGCAATACCTGTAAAGACGTTGTTATCACCATCACAAAAAACAAGGATGCTATTACCAGCACCTACGGTAAATGTAGCGGTTGGGGTTGCTGTGCGAAAAATAACGTTTTGACCTGTGTTATTACGCACTAAATAGGTCTTTTGTTTGTTTGGAACTACTACC